AAGCAAACCAAACCACCAAAACAGCCTAAAAAGAAGACTAGGAACTACCTTCGTGAGTGTATGACCTACGAAACTAATATGGCTAAATGGAAAGCAGCAAAAGAATATTGCGAGAAGAAGGGTTGGGAGTTTATCGTAATTACAGAACTTGATATTTTCTCTAAGTAAGGCATATATACAGAGGAGAAAATCATGACAGGATTTAACGCCAGCCAACTCAATGGAATTGATAGACTTGCCTTTAGTTCTTTATCAAACAGAACCAAAGGTAGCACAAAACCTGTTTTTCATAAGCACACATTTGATGTCATTATAACTCCCCTTGGAACAGATGTTGCCCAGTTAGGATCATTTAATACAGCAGATGGTAGTATTGTTGTTTTAAATTGTACTATGCCTGGAAAGCAAATAGCAACGAACGAAAAAGTTATCTGGGGACCAGCATATAACGTTCCATATGCTAGAGTCTACAGTGGTGACTTTGAAATGACAGTAATGTATGACAAGTCGTTTCATCAGTATATCAACAGTTGGATGAATTTAGTTATGAGTTCCCCTGGCGACAGAGCGGCTTATTATGACAACATTTTGGGTTCTATTCAACTCAGAATGTATGATCAAACTAGAACCAATTCAACTACATATACACTGGAAGATTGTTTCCCAATAACAATAGGTGGTATTGATTTAGATGCAGGATCACAAAACACCTACCAAACTATGACTGTATCGTGGTCCTTTAGAGAATATACATTAGGAGATTGAAATGAAGTTAGTTGATATGCTTAAGTCTGAGATACCAGAATACACTGTGAGCGTGAATTCAAATAAAATGAAGTTCAGACCCTTCTTGGTGAAGGAAGAAAAGAATCTGTTATTAGTTGTAGAAGAGGGAGAGATGACCGATGTCATGAGGGCAATTAAAAATGTCCTAGAAAGTTGCTTTGAAGATTTAGACACCAGTAAACTTGCTATGGCAGAAGCAGAATATCTGTTTCTCAAGTTACGACAACGATCAGTAAGTGATACGCTAGAACTATTGTATCGCCCTGGCGGAGGCAAAACACCCAGTAAGGTTAGTATAAATCTGAATGATATTGCCTGTCCAAAAAGAACAAAGAAGACAGGCAGTAAAATAAAGATTACAGATAAGATTTCTGTGAGTCTAAAAGATATTACATTGGACGATGTTATTCGTGAGGGTGTCAACATATATACACCAACTAGAGAAGAAAGTATCAAAATTATATCAATCATGATAGATCAGGTCACTATGGATGAAGAGGTATTGAGTTACACTGATATTTCGGCTAAAGACAGATTAGATTTTGTAGAGGCTATGACAGAAGAACAGTTTAGTAAATTGGTGGCATATGCTAAGGATGCACCTGTACTAACTTACACATACGAAAAGGATGATGTAGATTTTACATTAACAGGACTAAATGATTTTTTCTCTTTAGTGTCTCTCACATAAACTTAGAGACATTCATGAAACTAACCTTTCAGTTAATGCACCACTACAACTATTCATATAGTGATATCATGAACTGGATTCCGTGGGAAAGAGAAGTATACTTATCCCAACTACAACGATGGTTACAGGAAGAGCAGAAAATAAAAGCACAAAACAAAAGGTAAGCCATGCGATCATCAGACGAAGCAAATATTAAACGCCAAGAAAAGACTCGTAAAGAACTTCAATCATTTCTTAAACTTGCAAGTAAAAATGAAAAGAAGGTCGGGAAGAGTCTAGATACGAATTCTAGAGGTGCTTTGACTGCTAAAGGAAGAAGGGCTCTAAAAAAGAAAGGCCCTCAAACCAGATCAGAAGGTGGAGAACTAGAGGGCGAACAACTTGATAGTATTGCGAGTGCTGTTGGTGGTAGCATCAGGGGAGCCGCAGAAGGACTCGTAGATTCCGCAGTAGATAAAATAACTCCTGGCGTATTAAAACCTGCAAGAGATTTTCTTCGTTTAAGGGGTGATCAGAAAAAGACTAAGAAGTTACTTGCTACTCAACGTAAGAAATTTAAAGCAAAAGTAGACGAAGCAAATGTAAAGTATCCAGGCGCAGCAAAAAAACTATTCGACTCGTTCCTCCGAAATTACAAGGGTGATCCTGCTGATGCTTATGAAGCATTTCTTGATACACTCATAAAGGCTGAGAACGTAACTAAAGACTCATATGAGTCTTTACTAGAAACCATAAGTGGTGGTGCAGATGATCCCGATGTTTTAGATGCTGCGTTAAAGGACTCAATGGAAGATGCAGGCGTTGACACCCAAGGAAAAGGTCTAGGTGGACTAAGGTTTGGTGGTCAAGACATCTCACCTAAATCATCTGGTGGCGGAGGTGGTGGAGGTGGTGGTGGTGGTTCTGAAGTAGAAGCAAAACTCGAAACAATGATCCAAGTTCTTGGTTTCATAAACAACGATGTCTCTAAAATAGCAAGTGGCGCACCAACCAAATTAGACAAGAAAGAGAATAAATTAGAAGCAAGTAGAAGTCAGTCTAGCGTTAATACTATAACCGAAGTAGTAGGAACCGGAGGAGAAGGAGAATCTGGTGGTGGACTTCTTGGTAGTCTTGCTGGAATGGCAGGATCTATCACTGGACTTATTGCTGGTGTTGGTGGGTTAGGAGGAATTCTTGCAGCACTGGGACCAGCCGCAATAATAGCAGGTAAAGGACTTGCAATAGCCGCAGCCGCAGGAGCAGCAGCATATGCAGGATATAAAGTAGGTGGATTATTAAACGACTTAGGTGAAAATATATCACAAGGTCTAGGTTTCGATCCGGGACAGTTTCAGGATGGATTAGTTAATGTTGCACTAGGACCGTTGGGGATGATCCCCGGAGTTAAGAGTATGCTTGGTTTAGGGGATGTTAGTGAACAGATGAAACGGGAGAGAGAAGGTGGTGTGATGAAAGGTGCTATTGATCAAGCAGAAATTGCTGGACCCTTAACTGGAGATGATTCTAAGGAAGCAAAAATTGCAAAATATGTTCTTCCCACCCTACAAGCATCATCTTTCATACCAGAGATGCTTGAACATAGAGCATTAGCAAACCCCGGAGTTGCAAAAAAGGTATTGGCTCTAAACGCATTCAATCAACAAAACGGTTCTGGTGTAAGAGTATCGGAGAAAAAGATAAAAGATTTTATTGGACAAGCAGAAGGAGTAGGACCACTCGATTTAGCATCTATTGAAGCAAGCGGAGATAACCTAACTTCAATAGCACCATCAGCAACTACAGCCGTACAAACTACGGCTGCAATAGATGCAAGTACTGCTTCGAATGTAGGAATGTCAACTGGTGGCGGTGGCGGCGGGGCTGCTATAGTTGACGCTTCGAGTAGATCATCTTCAAATACAACGAATAATAATGTACAGACATCGGGTGTAGGACAAGGCGATTCTACGATAAAAGCATCACTAATGAAAAATGGCAGTACGAATGCTACACAGAGGGCATAATAGAAAAGGGGAGTGACCGAAGTCACTCCCCTGATCATCTCTCTCCTCTTATTCACTCATCATCTGCTGCGAGTTTGTTGAAGAAGGACAGTGCGTCCTCTTCAGTCTCAGCAGTGGGAGCGGCCGCGGGAGCAGTAGTGACTTCAGGCTCACTAGTCTCTGCGGTCTCAGTAACAGCATCATCCCGTGTGGAACGAACATCGTTACCAAGAACGTCATTGAGACGTGCCTTGAGTTCCTCGTATGACTTGAACTCACTGGGAGCAATGATCTCTGCGAGAGAGTGTTCAGACTTCCAGAGATCCTCAAGACGAGAATCGTCACCATCAAACAAAGCAGACTGCGATTCAAACTCGCTCTTGTCGTAGTTGATGTAACCAGCAACCTTACGAACCTTGAGTTTAAAGTTGGCACCCTTCCAGAAGTCAAACGGATCGACTGGAGTTTCATCTGCGAATTCAGGCTTCATAGATTCCTGAATCTTGTCGAAGATCTTCTTACCATACTTGTAGAGGAAGACCTTACCCTCATTCTGTGGGTTGCTGGGATCGCTCACCACAAGAATGTTACTGATGTAGGAGAGACGACGCTTACGCTGTCGAGCAATATCCTTATCAGATTCAAGTCCGCTGTTCCAAAGATCGTTGTTTACCTCACAGAGTGGACACTTGCCACCGATAGTGGTAGGACAGTTCTCAATGAACCAGCCACCCTTACCCTGAAATCCGTGAGTGTAAAGACGAGCGAACGGGAGTTCCTCATCGCCTGGAGCGGGGAGGAATCGAATAACGGCATAACCGTTGCTCGACTTGTCTAGTTCGGGACGCCAGTAACGGTCATCCTTGTAAGACTTCTTGTCATTCATCTTTTCCATCTTGTCTGAGAGAGCAGATACGTCTCCGCTTCTCTTCTTCATGTCTGAAAAGCCCATATGCTTTTCCTTTCTTTAGGGGTCTACCCTAATCTTAGTTACGCAAGGAACTACCTTGCACGAGTTATGTTTATTATAACACCCATTAGTCATTTGTCAACTAAGGTTGTATTTTATTTTTCTTTCTTTTCTTATCATTTTGCCTATAATCTTTACTCTGTTGATCTTTCATTCTCCAGCCTTCTACTACCTCTATAGCCTTACTACGAGTAAGATCTCTTTTCTCCATGACTTTTTCTACATCACTATAAAATTTATCATTCTTAATTATCTTGAATGACTTTTTATAGCCTTGTCGTCTATTCCTATTTTTCCATCCAGAGAATGTGTGCTGGTTCATGACATCAAATCGGGAGTTTTGCTGAGGTTAGTTGAGGCAAGATATTGAGATCTCTGCCTTCGATTTCTAACTTCTCGATGATAGGCTTTGTGAGAGTCTTCGCAACGAAAACTGGATCGATGTCGTATTCTTCACAAATACTCAATATGGCTTCAACGTATGTTCCGCCATTTTCTTTCACATAAGTCTCAATCTCATGAGGGAAATTAATATCTTCAATCATTATGAATCCTTTTGGGTGTTGGTTACTCTTATATATATTAAAGATCAGAATATCAAATCGGAGTAGATCATGCCTGATAATATCATTATCGCCAGCGGACCTTCTGGAGCCACATATAACATGGCCACAGACTTTGGTTTCGGAACGACCGCAGATGCACACGTTCAAATTATTAAACCCGTCTTCGGCGACGACACCACTTCAACTCGCGTATCAAATACTAATCCTATGCCTGTTCAGTTGTTCTCTGGATTTTCTGGAGGATCAACTGCGTCTATTATAGAGGATGGTGAACTGAAAGTCAAGGGTACTCTAACCATTGGTAACTCGTTGGCTGTTTATGGAACTACAGGATCACTCAAGGTATTCGTTGCTGGTGGATTAACAGGAACGCCAGGTGGGTCTGGTGCTATTGGTTCTATTGGTAATCCAGCAGTATATTCTGCCGTTGAAGTTACTGGATCGATGCAGGGTATTTCTGGTGGTCAAGCACTCGCTGTGTCTGCAACTGATCTAGATATTCGTAACTTATCTGCCGGAGTTATTGGTTACTCTGGAGTTACACTCACAGACTCTGTGGCTGTTCAAGGAATCTCTGGTGGAATGGCAGTTTCCGTATCTGCCACTAATCTTGATATTCGCAACCTAACTTCTGCCACAGATATAGTCACTGTGGTTGGAACTAGTGCCGACATAGGCATCACAGGAACCGTTACTGCTACCGCAACTAATCTAGACATCCGCGATCTCGCAGCAGGAACAGACTCTGTATCGGTCTATGCTGCATCAGGAGGAACAACTCTCCCCGTAGAACTATATTCTGGTGGAACCCCTCTAGGGGTCTCTGGAGACGCTCTGAAGGTAGCATTCGATAGTGTCACTGGCGTAACATTCTCGGTCAGTGTAGCACCCAATATTGGAGTGTCTAATACATCAGGAACTACCCTAGCAGTTGAAGGTAAGGCAGGAATGGTTCCTGTTAAAGTAAATGGAATAGGTGATGGGGGCGTCGTTCTTGTTGGCGCCTCAGATCTTGATATTAGAAATCTATCTGCCGCGGATGAAGTTACTGTGGTCGGAGCGGTATCAACTAATATTGCTTCTGTAAACACAAAAATTACAGGAGTTGATACAAAATTAGGAACACTGAATAACAACGTTACTTCAACTAATAGTAAAATAGATACTGCAAATACATCTCTTACAAACCTTTCAAATTCCGTAACAACCGTAGGAAAGGATAAGTTTGTACAAACAAGTGTCAATCAAGTCATACCTCCCGCAAAATTATTCGTTCAAACTATGACTATCACTGGAATTGGTAAACCATTAAAGAAACAAGTTCTACAGAATGGTGTAACCATCAAGTCATCTACAAATAACGTAGGAACAATCTATGTTGGTGGAACTAGTATTCAGAATAACGTGGCAGAAGGATATCCACTAGAAGCAGGAGAAGAAATATTCTTAAGTATTGGAAATGCAAATGCTGTTTATATGAGAACTTCTGCTGGTAGATCATCTACTGTTCATGTAATCGGATCTTGATATGAATAGAAATAATAGAATTAAAAAACGTAATAAGGGTGCTGAAACTTCACCTGTAATGATACGGGAGAATACATCCATTTTATATGGAATATATTTTGCTACATCAAATACTGATTTTCTTCTTACAGAACAAAAAACTAGATTTTCTATTCGACCAAATGTTGTATTGAAATCGGATCGAAAAACGGTAGTATTCGATTATTCAAATATAGGCACAGAAAAAAATATATTCGATGGCTTTTTCCGTGGTATTTCTGCTGGGACAACTTTGGGGTTAGGTGGTGGGATTGTTTCAACGTGTAACTATATTAACGAAATTAATGGAACTTCGTTAACTGACTTTGCTGATACTTATACAATTTCTACTATTGACGTTGATAGTAAAATTATAATAGGAGAAAAAGAATCAGCAATTTCATCGACTACTGCTGTTTCATTTGAGGGAAATTATTTTATAGATTTACCACAATGGACCAAAACACAGTCTAACCAAACATCAACACCTATTAAAAAAATTATCAATATACTGCCTAACCAGGCTTTATCAAAAATTGGTGTTCGCATAGGTTCTGTACTTGAATTCAAAAAAACTACAAGTAATAATAATAAATTTACTGTAGTAGATATACAAAACGAAAATGGATTTGAGGTTATTAAGGTAGAAGAACCTATTACACAAGAAGATGCTTCGAGTAATCAAATCATTATATCTGTTTATGGAAAACTATCAGAACAACCTAATATAATTGAAACTGGACCATTTTCAGTGCAAGGTTATTATCCACTTTATACAACTATAGCAGGTGCAGTAGCAGCAAGTCCCGATCCTACTTCGATTAGAGACGGTGAAACTACCGTGGGCTATCATACGCATATATTAAATGGAACAAAATATTATATGCCGAACGGATTGGGAGGACCTGGATCTGGTTCACAATTCCACGGAGATTACGAAGTTGAAGTTGAAGTTGAAGTTTCGACACCTCTTGTTCAGAGAAGAACAAACACTACTAGATCAGTAGTAAGAACTGCATCTTCTACGTCCACTACACCTTCTACACCTTATGTACCGCCTTCCGCACCTTCTACACCCTCTGCGCCCTCTGCGCCCACCGCACCTTCTACACCTTACGTGCCGCCTTCCGCGCCTTCTACGCCTTATGTACCACCTTCATCTCCAAGTCCACCTAGTAGTGGCGGCGGTGGGTATGGAGGAGGAGGGTATTGATTAGTCGTCGCCTTCACTTTGATTATTTGCTTGGTCTATCATTTCTTTAATTCCAGTCTTCATTGGTTTTGATTCTGGAATTTCTCTTGCTTTAAACTTAATAGGACCGTCATCAAACTTTTGGGTTTGTTGCGAGTTCGTAAGTTTCATTTGGTTCTGGAGTTCTTCTAACTGTTCCAGCCAATTTTGAAAGCCCTGTCCATAGTTCATAACGATCTCTTCACCTTCCTTGATAGTATCAAGGGCAGTTAGAGCAGTAACGGACTCATTGTAATCATGAACTAAAACAGCGTTAGGTTCGAGAGAGTGGTTGGTAAACTGACAATATCCAAATGGAATAGCAAAGTTAATACCTTCCTTCTGACACTTTTCACAGTCACAATTAATACCATATGAGTAGTGATGAAGAGCAGGATCACGATTCTCGTTCTGTGACCTGTGTGTGGTACGGATAAAGATCGTCTCCTCAATAACCTCACCCTTTTCGATCGCTTCTTTTGCGAAGAGACCGTAACGATGGAGATCAGACTGACGAACAGCAACCTTCGTTGAAATCTTTAGTTCTTCTTTCATGATGAATATCCTTTAAAGTATATATTACCGTGCCCGAGAGTACTCTCGGTTGAGTCGTCGGACGTTTTCCTTACCCTTAGCAATGAACAACTCACCCGCAGTCTTATGCGAGTAAATCATTCTTGCTACAACGGGCGCCGCGTGCTTGTCCGCACAGTTAACGCAGTAGTCAGTTTCACCGATCGCTTCAATGCGAGCAGCAGGAATTTCGTTGTTACAATCAAGACAGTTCATAATATTCGTTAGGGTAGGGGCCGCGGTCGGCCCCAGTCCTGATACCTTCCAGATAAAGTAGTAAAGTAGTTCGGGTCGCGGCGGAATCGCTTTAGATATAATCTACGACGGCGAGAACACAGGAGTCGTTTTAGCATGTGTGGTGTCTCTATTGTAAGGGGACACCATATGTATCACTTTTCCTCGTCAAACCTTCCACGGAGAATTCGAGTATCCATACGATCACGGTACTGCTTCGGGTTCTCCCAGAGGCGAACATTGCCCATGAGATCCACCTTGCACTTCCAGATCATACCACACATTGCGAAGAAAGCAAGCGACATTCCGTATTCAATCGGAATAAATCCTGCGACCATTGCAATGCCAAGAAAAACATTGGTCACGGTCATAATAATCAACATTGTCATTGCGTACTGTTGTTCAAACATTCTTATTAATCCTATCCAAGAGTAGGTTCCACTTCATCAGTTGAGTTTCGTGTTCGGCAATTTTATTGTTTACAATCTCAAGAAGTTTGGGACTGTCGTATGAGTAGGCGCCACCCAAACCATTCATGCCTTCGTTCTTAATGAAAACAATGTCATGATCGGGGTGAGTGTGAATCTGATATGGTCCAGCAAAATCATGAATTTCGTCTTTCATTACTATTCCTTTCTGAGAAAAAGATAACGACACCAGCACATAGACTCCCAATGATCATACCAGAAAAAGCAATCAAAGAATCGTAGTTGTCAGATTGTGGCAAACCAAAGTGAAGAGTCAGTGCAAATCCTGTAATAAACATAGTAACGAATAGAACATAGATTAAAAATATCTTCACGGACTCACCTTCCTTACCTTGTTGTCACTACGAGAGAGCATCCACATCACGCCGTCTTCGTCTTCCCAAACCCAGAAAACTGGTTGAGACGGATCTTCGATGCGAACCAACCACAACTCAGTGGTTGCATTTTGGATCTCTTGATTCTCTTCGAGTTCCTTCTTGGTGTCGTCCCAACGAAAGAAGAAGGTCATTGAAATCAAAAGAGAAATGATTGCAATGCAAACCAGAAGTTCTAGCGTACTAAATGCTCTCAT